GCCACCGGAGCAGCCACCGGAGCAGCCACCGGAGCAGCCACCGGAGCAGCCACCGGAGCAGCCACCGGAGCAGCCACCGGAGCAGCCACCGGAGCAGCCACCGGAGCAGCCACCGGAGCAGCTTCACCGGCCGGCGCCTCATCCCCCACCCGCGTCACCATCCCCGAGTCCACAAACTCCTGCAGCCCGCCCGTCTCCGCCAGGCTGCGCACCGCATCCGGCGTCAGCACCCCCGCGTCGAAGCTCAGCGTCTCATCGCCCACCCGGATCATCGTCCGCCGCGCCTCGGCAGCCGGAGCAGGGGACACCGCAGCCGGTGCCGCCCCAGCCTGGCCACCCGTCACCGGCGCAGCCGCCGCACCCGGCACCGCCGCAGGCGTGCCAGCCGTTTCGCTCGTTGGTACCCGTTCATCACCACGCAATTTCTTGATCGCTTGTTCACCGAAACCCAGGCCGGCAAACACCGCGCCCCCGGCCGCCCCGCCCAGCGCTTCCATGCCGCGCCGTTCTGCATAACCCTCCAGCGTCGGCAGCCGTCGGCCCGTGACCGTGAAGCCCGGCCTCATCGGATCTTGCACAGTGAGCCCACCAATCGCTTCCAGAGCCTCTTGGCCCACGCCAGCCACTGGTTCTTCGATCGCTTCCGATCCAATCGCCCGCACCGCCCGGCCCATCGTCGCCGCCGCCCCGCGTTGCAGAGCCTCCGTCGCTGCCTGGCCGCCGATCCCGCCGAAGCGTTCCGTCAGCCCCTCGATCACACCATAGCCCGCGCCCATTGCCAGCCTCCCGGCCGGATTCTCGATGCCCAGATCCTCCGCCGTCCGGACGCCCTCGCCCGCGCCCATCGCCGCGCCCATCACCTGCGGCACCACCACCAGAGCGCGCGCACCCATGGCAGGTACCGCAGCAGCGGCCGTGCCCATGAGAGTCAGAGCCTGTCCGGCACCACTGCCGATCACCGCCGCCTTCGGGTTCGCCGGGTTCAGCGGATTCACGCGCGCCGCCTCATCGTCCACCGATTCCGCAAAGCTCGCCACATCACCGAACAGCCCGCCCGGTTCCGTGCCCGTCAGCCGCCCGATCCCGCGCGCCGCCTCATCCAGCACACGGCCCACGCCTGAAACTGTGCCTGCAAAGGCTTCGCCTGGAGCGCGAGCAAGACTACGTACAGCCGTTTCCACGACACCCTGCTGCGTCACATCGGCCGGCAGGTCATTCGCCGCCAGAAACTCAGCGTCCTGCTCAGCAGCAGCTTGGCGCATTTCATCTTCCGTTGGCTCACGGTCAAAATCCAACCTGTACTCTTGCCCGGTCGCCTCGCTCTTAACGTCGAAAATCGGCATCGTTGTGTCTCCGTGTTCACTGCACCCGTTTGTAACTGATCTTTGGCAGAGCCGGAGCCGGCGCAGGCGCAGCACCCGTAGCAGTTCCAGCCTCGCCAGTGCGATTCAGAAGTCGCCAACCCTCCGGCACTTCAAAGCCTGCCGGGAAATCGATCATCTTCTTCTCGTCTTCGTTCCAAATTTTCACCATCGGCACCGCCTCCGGCCCCAGATCTACCTGGGCACCGCCCGGCAGCGGGATTCGCACACTGCCGCCCATCGCCCGGGCCGCGGCCACATCATCGGCTGTCATGCCCTGCACCGGCGGCGGCGTCATCACCGGGCCACCGCCCAGCGGTTGCACACCGCCGGGCGTACGCAGCACCGGCAGCATCCCCATCGGCGTCGGCGCCTGCGCACCCGGCTCCGGCAGCTTCGGCAGCCCGCTCGGGTAGGTCGGCTCCTCGCCCGGCCGGAAGAACGGGATCACATCCACCTGCGCATCGCCCGCCGCATCCTGGCGGCCGCGGATCGCATCCGTCAGCTCCGGCGCATCCGGCACCAGCTGCCGCACCGGCCGGCCCATGTCATCCTGGCCGATCGTGAAATAGACCCCCGAATCCTTGTCCTGCTCCACCTTTGGCAGACCGCCCATCGGCGCCGGCGCACTGCCTGCGCGTGCAGTCCCGCCGCTCGAGCTCGAGCCCATCGGCCCGCCCGTCAGGCCAGGCCCGCCCGAGCTCGTGTCCATCGTCCCACGGCCGGCCGGAGAAATCGCCCCGCCGCGCATCGGGTCCGTGCTCACCGGGCCGCCCATCGGGCCCCGGGCCGCACCGCCCAGAATGTCCAGCGCGTCCGAGAAAATCCGCGCCCCGCCCACCCCGCCCGGCACCCGGCCGCGGCTTTGGCGGATCACCCGTTCCGCGATCCGCGTCGGGTCATAACTGCTGCGCCCCGAGCGCACCGGTGCCACACCGCCCAGGCCCCGGGCCGGAGCCCCGCGCGCCAGCGGATTCATCGGCGGCCGCGCCGTCGGCATCTGCGGCAGCAGCGCCCCCGGCTCCATCCCGCCACCCGCGCCTGGCGACAGCGCCGCCGTCGCGAAAGGATCCATCGGCGACGGCCCACCCATCGGGCCCACGCCTCGCGCATTCTCCCGGTTCGTTGCCGTGTCCGCCACCTGCCCGCCATTCACAAACGGATTCTGCCATCCAGCCATAATTATTCCTCCCGTGTTCGATGTTAGACTGAAACCCCTCTCTTGAAAACCTCAAAATCACCTCACGCGTGTGATGCTGTCCAGCGTCGGCCGCAGCCCCATCAGTTGCTCCGCCTCACTCGCTGAAAACGCCTGCACCAGCCCCTCCGGCGGGATCGTGATCGTGTAATTCACCCCCGTATCCACCACCGCCGGCAGCTCCACCTCGCGCAGCGTAAAGCGCACCGTTCCCTCATAGGGGCGGCCATCATCGAAGACCGGCGTGCCCACCACCGCCGTGTTGTAAAAGCGCGTGTAAAACTCGATGCTCAGCGTACGCGTCCGCGGCACCGAAGGCGCGTCCACCATCACCCCTTGGTTTTCCCACAGAGAAATGCTGAACAGCACGCCTGTCGATCTCGGCACCCGCATCGGCGTCAGAGCAGACACCCCATCTCCCAGCGTCGTATCGAACCAGCTGATCCGCACCCACACCACCAGCTCCCAGGTCGGCTCATCGACCGGCGGCCGTGCCAGCCCCGCAGGAGCGGCTAGGCTCAGCATATCCCCGCTCACCACCGCATCGCGGCCAGAGACCAGGCGCAGCGCCTCCGCCTCGCGCTCGATCTCCGCGCGCGCAAAGTCCAGCAGCATCGCTCTTGCCTCAGGTTGCATAGAACCCCCTCAGTGTTGGCAGATCCAGTGGCGCCGCCTCGATGCCGGCCGCCACATTCTCCCGCGGTTTCAGGATCACAAAAGGCGCCGGGCCCAGCACCTCCGCATTCGCGCCATCCACCGGCACCAGGCCAGCCAGCGCATCTGCCATCATCTGTTGCACCTCCTCCACCAGCTCCTGCGCATCCGGCGTCATCGGCCACCTCCCCCATTGTAGCTCACCACATTGCCCGTCACCGTCACCCCGCCCGTGCCCAGCCAGCGGAAAGCCCCGAACGCCATCTGGATGCTCACCCGCAGCAGTTCCCGCAGCGCCTCCACCTGCGCCTCCTCGCCCAGGTCACCGTTCAGCCTTTGCTCCAGATCGTTCATGGCATTTCAGTCCCTCAGATGTCCGCGCCTTGCAGGAACACAATGAAGGGCGAGTCAGGATCATCGCTCACCGCCTCCAGAGCCGCCGAGTACGGGCCACCGCCATTGCTCAGGAAGCGCAGCGTGAAGCTCACCTCCTCCGCCGGATCCAGCACCAGCGGCAGCGTCGGCCCGCCCACGATGCTCCAGCGCGCCGCATCGGTCAGCGTCAGATTCAGCGCCGTCACCGTCACCGGCGTCGTCCCATTCCCGCGCAGCACCACCGTCTTATCATCCGGCGTCACTCCGTCACTGCTGAAGTTCAGCGTGCTGCCCCCGCTCGTCAGCGGCGTATTGTCCGGGCTCTCCAGCAGCAGGATCGCATCCGTCACCTGCGCCGCCAGATCAGCCACCAGGTCCGGGCCGTTCGTCGAGCTTAGCGTCAGCACCGCCGCCTTCGTACCCGCCAGCGCCGGATCCAGCGTCAGCGTGAAATCCCGCGTCGCAGCCACCGCCAGACTCGCGCTCGAGAGCGACGCCGCCGTCCAGTCCGCCGCATCCGCGCCCGTCAGCGCCCGGGCCAGGCCCAGCAGCGCCACATTGCCCGTGTTCGTGATCCGCAGCGTCAGCACCTCCGGAGAATCCCCCAGCACAAACGCCCCGAAATCGATCTCATCCCCGTCCGCCACCACCTGGCTCGTCTCCACCACCGTCAGCGTGTAGGCCACCACCGGTTCAGCCGCCACCAGCACCGTGTTGCTGTTCACCGTCACATCCGCCTCAGACACCACCAGCTCCGCCTTCACCCGCACATAGTACACCACGCCCGCCGTCAGGCCCGTCACCGTCTCCGTCGTCGCCGTGTTCAGATTCTTGTTCTTCCAGCCCGTCAGGAACGTCCCCGTGAAATCCGGCTTCGTGTTCACGTCCATCCGGTAGCGCGTCAGCGTCCCCACCGGGTTCACCCGTTCCCAGGAGAACGTGAACCCATTCACCCCGCTCGGCACCCCCGCCTTCAGCAGGATCACATTCTGGAACAGGCCCGCCACACTCGGCCGCTTCACCACCACCTTGCGGGACAGATAGCCCCCGAAGGCCGGCCGCACCGTGAAGCTCGCCACATGCTCCGCCGGCCAATCCTCCAGCGTCGTCGCCTCAAAAGTCTGCGAGTACAGATAGTTCCCCAGCGTCGGATGGCTCGAGCCCGGCGCCTCATAGAACGTCAGCTCCGGGTGCAGGCAGCGCAGCCGCGGCACACTCAGCAGCGCCCCATCGAACCACACCTCACCCTCCAGCATCGGCACCAGCGCAGGCGGCGTCGGCTCCGCCAGCGTCCACGTCTCCGTGATCTCCGCCTCGCACGGCCCATTGTAGGCCTCCCGCAGCCAGATCGGCCGCTGCGCGATCTTCGCGATCTGCCCGTCCGCATCCGGCAGCGCATAGAAATCGAACCCCGCCAGCACATCCGGCCACGGGTAATTGATCACATCGTCCCACGTCCGCGTCGCCCCATCGCCCGCGCCCGCCAGGCCCGCCGCCTGCATCGTCTCCTTGATCGAGAAAAGCCGGTTCACCGGCCGCACCTCCGCGTACGTCCCCGAGCTGTCCACCGCCTGGCCCGCCGTCCCCGCCGCCACGATCTGCCGGCTGAACGGCCGCAGCTCACCCGTCTCACCATCCACCCGCACCCCGCTGCGCGCCGTGGAGATGTCCATGAAAGACTGCACCACCCGCACGTAGAACGCATCCGTCTCCGCGTCCGAGCGCACCTGCCGTTCCCCCATGTAGGTCCACGTCCGTCCGCCCAGGGAAGGAGGCGCCCCCAGACTGCCCGGCGCATAGTCCGCGCGCGGGATCAGGTAGGTCAGCTCCACCTCATCGTACTCATTGCCCAGCGTGTTCGCGTACTCCCAGTTGTAGGCCTGCTGATCCTCCAGCGGCTTCAGGTAGAACACCTCCTGCCAGCCCGCCTCATCGCCCGGCGTGATCCCGCAGACCTTCCAGCCCCGGAACCGCGCCTGGTTCGGATGCAGATCGCCCGGCGCCGGCAGGATCCGGCCCGCATCACGCCACGCGTTCGCATTGACCTTCTCCACCACCAGGAAATCCCTGGCCGGAGAGATCATCCGAAGCCGCTGCATCACCTCATCGCCACGCACATTTGCCATAGTCAGAGAACCTTCTGGTGATCGTAATTGTTCGCCTCCATCCGCCGCCTGGCCTCCGCCAGCGTCAGCCCATCCGTCCATTGAAAGTGCGGCCCCTCAGGAAAACTCCGCCAGTTGCCCGCCCACTCGATGCCCAGCGACGCCGCCAGACTGCCCAGCCGCGCATACAGCCGCGCCGCCACCGCCGGAGAAGTCTCATCCAGATACCGCCCGCGCTGGAAAAGGCCCAGGTCCATCGCCAGGCCGTAGTTGTGCCAGCTCGAACCCGGCCGCGCCTTCGTCACGATCCGGCCCGGCCTCGTCCGGCCCTGCGCATAGAGCGCCGCCTGCTGCTGCCAGGAGCGCAGCCCACTGATCACCTCCACCGTCACCTCATCCACGCGCAGCAGCTCCTCCGCCGCCAGCAGGAAAGGCTCCAGCCGCGCCCGCGCCTTCCGGTTCAGGCTCGCCAGATTCTCCAGCGTCCGCTTCGTCCGCCCGCCCGCATTCGCTGCCAGGCTCGGCTTCTCCGCGGGCGCCGGCTGCACCGCCAGATCCGGCAGCACTGCATCCAGCGCCCTGCGCGTCTCCGTGCCCCCGTGGCCATCGATCTTCAGCGCATGGCCCCGTTGCCGGCACCGCGTCTGCAGCACCTGCACCGTCGCCTCATTGTCCAGATCACGTTTCGTCTTCATAGGCATGCCCCTCACATCAGCGGCGGCTCCCGCCCATCTCCCACCCTTTTCCCTTCTTCCTTTTCCCTTTTCCCTTGCCCCAGGCGCAGCCTCCCCCCCGGCCCCAGCAGTTTCACCGTCAGGCCAAACAGCCGCGCCTTGCGTGGCCGCATCCCCCACTCCAGGCAGCGCCGTTCGAAGTGCTCATGCACCGCCCACGCCGGCGGCGCTTCCAGCAGCCAGGAAGGCAGCCGCTCGCGCAGCCAGTGGGAACCGCCCGTCAGCAGATCGCAGAGAAAATCATGCTCCAGCGCCGGCACCGTCACCAGCCCGTCCGGCGTGTAGCCCAGGCTCCAGAACAGCGGCGGGATCGATGCCTTGTTGAACTCATACCCCGCCGGGATGCAGTAGGCCGGCGCCGCCGCCACCCCGTCCACCTCCAGGCAGAAATGATACTCCTCATCCAGCCGCCACAGTGGCCCGCGTGCCCACGGTACCCAGCCGTAGCCCAGGTCCGCATCGCGCAGCGCCGTCATCCGTGGCGTATGGAGAGAGTGTCGCATGGTCGGTTACTTCGTCGCCGTCGATTCCACCACCACCGCCACCGGCGGATCATCCGGCACCGGCACCTCACCGGCCGCCTTCAGCTGCGAGGCCTCCGAGCTCGAGAGCGCCCCCGTTTCCACCGCCGCCGCCAGCGCCGCGGCCGAGATCGCCGCCACCTGCGCCTCCTGCGTCTCCGCCGCCAGCAGCAGCGCCCCGTGCTTGCGCACCAGCTCCGCCTGCGCCGGCGTGATCCGGCCCGAGATCACCCCCGCCGTCAGCGCCACATTGCCCAGCCGGGCCACCGTTTCCTTGCCCTGAGTCGTGCAGCTTGTCACACCCGCCAGCAGCAGCCCCAGCAGGGCAGCCAGCACCATCATCAGTCCCGTCGTTTTCATGGTCGTATCCTCCCTGGCCGCCCTGCGCCCACGGCCGTGTTTCCATGCCCATCACCTGGCCGCGCAGCAGCCAGGGAGAAAGTCAATGCGGCAGCGGGACCACCGCCTTGCCGCCCGCCTGCCGGTAACCATCCAGATGCGCCAGCTTGCCCTCGATCGTGCTCAGCTCCCCGCGCATCTTCTTCACATCGTCCTTCATCTCTGAGACCGACTGCAGGATCAGCCCATGGATCTCCACCTTCGTGCTGATCTGCTGCACCGTCGTGTTCAGCTTCTCCAGCTGGGCCGGCAGCGGCTGCACCGTCGCCCACCACGAACCCACCGCCACCGCCGCCAGAGTAAACTGCCACGGCGTCACCCCGAAGCTGCGCATTGCCCTGCTCATCGTCTCGCTCATAGTTACACCCTCCACTTAGATCATTGCATCTGGCCCCATCACGGAGACACCTTCATCAGCCGCAGGCGCGCCCCGGCCTTAATGGTCGTCGTTCCGGTGGCCGCTTCCGTTGCCAGCTGCACCTGGAACGTCCCCCCGCTCGTGAAAGTAATGCTGCCCATCAGACCCAGCGGCTGCACATTGCCGATGGCGCTTGTCTGCACCACACTGTCACCGCTGCTCGTCAGAGCACCCGTGCCCGGACTGTTCACCGCACTTGCCAGCCACGCCGTAATCTCCGCGCCACTGGCACTCGGCCAGGTTGCCCCCAGGCGGCCGCCGTTACCGGTGCCCGTGGCCTCCACGCGTCCGTTCAGATAGACCATGTACTCACCAGCTTCCACCGTCACAGACAGGCCCGTCACATTCTGCATCGTCGTATTGTTGGTCACCGTGTAATCGCTGCCCAGCGTCGCAGTCAGCACAGCGGGCGCACTGCTGCCGCCACTGGCCGCCGCCCACTTCACCCCGCTGGCTTCCGCACTGTCCACCGTCAGCACATGGCCGTTTGTCCCGCCCACCGGCACCCGGATGTTGTCCGTCCCATTGTGCACGATCAGGTCACCCTTCGTCGTCGTCGGCGCCAGCGCATCGAAGGCCGCCGTCTGCGTCGTCTGGCCCGTGCCGCCGGAGCCGATCCCCAGCGTCCCCGTCACATCCGTCCCCAGGTCCACCAGCCCGCGCGTGATCGTCTGGCCCGAGATCGTGATGTAGTCCGGCGTCCCCGCCAGCGTCACATCCCCGCTGTTGCTGCCCGCCAGATCCAGCGTCGTCTTCAGCGTCGCCGCATTCACCCCCAGCTGGATCGTCCCGCTCGTCGTGATCGGGCTGCCACTGTCCACCTCGATCCCGTCCGTGCCCGAGATCGCCACACTCGTCACCGTCCCCGTGCCGGAAACCGTCCCCGGCTGCCACCGGCTGTTCGCCGCACTCCAGGTCAGCACCTGCCCATCCGTCGCGCTCACCTGCTGCAGCGCGTACGTGTTCAGGTTCGTCAGGCTGCCACCGTTGCCGGTGGTGGTGAGGAGGGTTCCGGAGACGCTCGGTAGTTGGATGGGGACTTCGTTGGTGCCCGCAAAAGTCTCGACAAGACCATTCGGGGCGTAGAGAAAAGCGTGAACGCCGTTGTTAGAGGGCAGGCGGAGTCCGGTGTAATTGTTGCCGAAGGTAATGTCCCCTGCATAGACAACCGGGGAGGCCTGGGCCATTACGTCAGGGCCGTAGGATGTCCAAGCCGGGCCGCTGCCGTCATTGGTCAAGAACCCCGAGCCGGCCGGATTGGCCGGCAGCGGGATGGTGCTGCTCGACGCCGTGATCCGCCCCTGCGCATCCACCGTGATGTTCGCCGCCGTGTAACTCCCCGCCGTCACCCCCGTATCGGTCAGCACCAGATTCCCCCCGCTGATCGTCAGGCCTCCCGCATCCAGGCCGATCTGCTGCGGATCTCCGCTGCCGCTTGAGTGCCGGCCGATCAAATGCGCCGTCGAGATGTCCTGCATCTTCGCAAAGGTCACCACCCCGTCATCGATCGTCCACGTCGCGCCCGAGTCCGAAACCGTGATGTCCCCCTTGTCCCCGTCTGAAACCCCACCGGCCGCCGTGCTCCAGGTCGGGTCCGCGCCCGCGCCCCCGGTCGTCAGCACCTGGCCGCTTGTGCCCGGCGTCAGCACCGTCCACCCGGCCGCACCGCGGTACAACACACTGCCGCGCGTCGAACCCAGACTGTCCAGGATCGTTCCCGCCGTGATGCTCCCGCCCAGCGCCGTGCTCGTCCCCGCGATCGTGATGCTGCTGTTCGCCAGCTTCGCATTGCTCACAACCCCGTTGTCGATCGTCCACACCGTGCCCGAGCCCGAAACCGTGATGTCCCCCTTGTCCCCATCTGACACCCCGCCCGAATAGGTCAGCGCCCCATCCACAATCGAAAAGCCCGTGCCCAGGCTGAACATCGCCGGGCTCCCGCCCGCCGCGATCCCCTGCAGCACCGGAGGCGATCCCGGCCCGATCCAGTAGATCGTCGAGCCCGCGCCCACATTCTTCACCGTCACCGCCACCGACCCCGGATCCGGCGTCTGCGCAGAAGCAACCCCGGCCACCAGCATCAGCAGCCCCAGCATCAAGCATGTCATCCAGTTTTTCATGATCTCAGCTCCTCTTATCCCTTTTCCCTTATCCCTTCCCCCTCATCTCCCACGTCACGGAGTGACGTACGGCACCTTTGCCACCACCGTCCCCGCCGCGTTCTTCAGCAGCAGGTAAGTCTCCGTCTCATCGATCTCATACCGCAGCGCATCCACCGGCAGCGCCGTCCGCTTCACCAGCGTCCGCACCGTCGTCGCCGCCGGCCGCACCAGCGTCCGCACCACTTGAGGAGCTGGCACCACCAGCGTCCTCATGCCGTCGCCTCCCGCGTGTTCGGTGTCTTGATCTCAAAAGTGCAGCCTTGCGCATAGGGTTGCGGATCCCGCTCCCCGGTCGCGATCGTCTCCACCACGATGTCCAGGAAACCCTCCCCGGCCGTCAGCGCCTCCGTCTGCGCAGGCGTCATCGCCGGGAACTCGAACTGCCCGGCCGCCGCATCCGTGATCGTCGGATTGAAATCGATCAGCAGCACCCCCTCTTCCGTCCGGCCCTCCGCGTAGATCGCCTTGCCCGTCAGATCGTAGGGCGTCCCGTCCGCATTCAGGATCGTGAACTCCTCCGCCTCCGTGCTGCAGAAGCGCCAGATCTCCAGATGAAAAGTCTCAGGACAGCTCATGGTTGCCTCCTCGTCCACCACCAGGTGGCCACGCGCGGGAACTCCGCCGCCGCCAGATTGTCCAGCCGCTCCAGGCCCGCCGTCTCATAGACGCGCGCCGCCCCGTGCTGGCCATCCCGGCCCAGTTGATAGCCCCGGCCCAGATCCAGCACCGCCTCCCGCAGCCCCGCCAGCACCGGCACCTTGCGCCAGTAGTCCGTCTCCGTCGTTGGGTCCTTGTTCGTCGCCGATTGCAGCGCCACATAGCAGTCGCCATCGCTCGCCATCCGCACCGCACCGGCCGCGTAGGTCTCGCCCACACTCCATTCGCACAGCGTGAACCGCGGCACACTTGGCAGCCAGAAGGCATACACCGTCGTCTCCGTCGTCTGCGGGTGCACCCCGTCTGTCGAAGTCAGGAAATCCACCGCCCGGGCCCGCGCCGTCGTCGGCCGCGGATCTTCCGACCACAGCGTGAAAGTCCGCGCATCGCCCAGTTGCGTCCAGGTCAGAACGCCCGACGTCGGCGTCAGCGTCGCACTCTGCCACGCATCCTCCCACTCAGGGCCGTACGTGTAGGCCCGGTCGTACGCGCGGTTCCAGTCCAGCAGCACCTGCTGCTTCTGTTGCGAGGTCAGACCCCCGCCCGAGATCGAATCATCAGGCTCCCAGCCCGCCAGGCGGGCCAGATCCCAGATCGCCTCCTTGAAGTTTGCCGAAGCTCGTGCCATGGCGTTTCATCACGGCCTCCGCTTGTAAGCGCGCACCTTCCCGCTCGAGAGCGTAAAAGCCTTGATCCCCTGGCCGTTGTAGATCCAGGTGCCCGCGGGAATCGCAAAGCCCGTCATCGCATCGCCCGAGCCAGCCAGTTCCGTGAACAGAGAAAACGTCGCCGCCTCCAGCACCTGGATCGCCCAGAAATCGCCGGTCACCGCGCTCGTTCCCGTCTCCGTCACCACTCCGTTTTGATAGGCCGCATCACCGGCCAGATTCGTATTCATGCAGCCATCTCCTGCGGTAGGATGATCGGCGATCGCACTGGCACCGGCGCCGGCTTCGGCACCTCCAGCGCAGCCGCGGCCGCAGGCGGCAGCGGCGGCAGAGGGCCCACCACATCGCGCAGCTTCACGATCATCGGTTTCTTCTCATAGGACGGCACAAAGCACATCCAGTCATTGTCACGCACCAGTTCCTTGCAGAACTGGTCATCCAGCGCCGCCTCCCAGCCAAACTCATCCGCGATGCTCGCGCGCAGCAGCGGGTGGATCCGGAACACACACTGTCCCAGGCCGTCCACCGGGCGATGCCCCACCTTCGCATTCAGGATGCTCAGCTGCTTCTGCGCCTCAATGCCACGCGCCCGCCGCTCCTGCACCCGCACCTTCCATTCCTCGAAGAACCACGTCGCCAGAGCCTTGTCGCCGCCGAGGGCTTCGACAATTTCATCCGGGACAGTATCAGGGAACTTGAAGTACATGATGCAGAGAACAGCGGGCGGTGACTCAGAGACCTCTTGGGAGAGGGAAGGGAAGGGCGGTTAGCCGGTCACGAGGTCCACCTCGTACCACTTCGCCGCGTACTTCGGCATGCACTGCAGACCGAAGGTCTGGTACACCGTGCCGCGACGGCCACCGCCCGCCTTGGGCAGCTCCTCCGCCTTCGGCGCCTGGCGCACCCGCAGCTGCAGGTAGCGCATGTCCAGGCCCAGCGCGTTCGCCTTCTGGGCGCTGTCCAGGCGCAGGAACGGATGCAGCTCGAAACGGGCCGTGCCGCAGTCACCGTGGTAGGTGTCGATCGTCGCCGTGATCTTCATGTCCTTGGCGTCCTGGCTGAAGCGGCGCACCGCCGTGAAGCTCGAGACATCCGCCTGCAGCTTGCCGAACCGGCTCACCTTGCTCTTGAAGGTGGTCGTGCAGAACACGTCCAGATTCAGGCGGCTGCCCAGCGCATTGTAGATGCTCTGGAACGGATCCGTGATCTGGTCCTCCGTCAGGCTGTAGTCGCTGGAGGCCACCTCCTGCGCCACGATCTGATCGGCCGCCGGGCGGAAAGCCGCCGGGCACACCGTGCTGCTGTCCGTCTGGGCAGCGATGTTCGCCGTGTCCGTCAGCCACAGCTCCAGACCGCGGGTCTGGTAGGCCGTGCTGCCGTTGCCAGCCTGCGCCTCCTGCTCACCGATGATCACGCGTTCCGCGTTCTTCATCATCTTGCGCAGCGCGCGGCGCATCTGGTAGGCGAACTCGTCCGACTGATTGGTGCCGTACACCTCGTTGCCCTGGGCCACCTCGCCCACACCGAAGAAATTCTTCTGGTGATGGCAGCGGCCATAGAGCAGGTCACGGCCGCCGAAGGTGGTCGTCCCGGCCTGGGTGTATTCCACACCTTCCGCCGAGCCCGTGTTGGTCGGAGAGTCCGGCACATCGAACGGGAACTGGAACAGCTTCGCGTCGGGCACGTCAGGGCCCTTGCGGAGGCGGTTGTAAAGAGGCGTCTCGAACGCGTCGAAATCGCCCATGATGACGTCGAAAACGTCCGGCTTGGGAATGCGTTGATTCCCGGAAGTGATGATTGCCATTGTCGTGATCCTTTCTTTGAATCGAATTGGGTTTCGCGCTGGGAAGGGTCAGGTCATCCACATCTGCTCCAGCTTCTGCTGGGCAGATTTGTCGCCTGCCGCCGCTCGTTCGCGCAGTTTCTCGAGCGACACCTCACCCTCACGGGCTGGGCGTTGACTGCCTCCCGTCGGTGCCGGCTTCTTCGCCTGCTCCGTAGGCTTCTTCGCTGCCGCCTGCTTCGACTTCTTCGGGTCCACCTCCACCACCGTGATGCCTCGTGCCTTCTTCTCCCGCAGTTCCCGGCCCGCTCGCGCGTCAGCCAGCACCTGCAGGAAATCCGCTCGGCGGCTCAGTTCCGGGATCTCCTGGAGCAGCGCACTTTCGCGCGTCGGCGTCGCCGGCTTCACCAGCTCCACCGGGTCCAGGCCCAGTCCCTTCAGGCTTTCGGCATAGCTGCGCAGGTAATCCTTGCGCACCGGCCCCGCCTTCACCACCGCCCGGTAGAACTTCCGGAACTCCTTCACCTGTTCCGCCGTGTAGGCCTGGCCGTTGTACTCTCCCCCTTCCGGGTGATCGTCCAGCCAGTCCAGCTTCTCGTCCGCATCATTCAGCGCCGCATCCACCTCCGCCACCGATCGCGTGCCCGCCAGCGGGTCACTCACGCTCGGCTGCTTCAGCACCAGCGGCGCCTCCTTCAGCGCACTCATCTGCTGTTCCAGCTCCTGTGCCTTCGACTTCAGCTCCTTGTTCTGGGCGAAGAGCTTTTTCACCCGCTTCCGCAGCTTCGGCTTGTCCTTCAGCGCCTCATCGAGCGGATCCGCTTCCTCCTCCTCATCGGAGTCCTCCGCCGGCTCGCCCTCCTCGCCATCGTCCTCACCCTCATCGGCACCGGCATCCTCCTGCTCGGCATCCTCCGTTCCGGAATCCTCCTCGGCATCCTCGCCGTCCTCGGTTTCCCCATCGTCGTCACCCGCCTCATCCTCATCGGACTCAGCAGCAGCTCCCGCTTTGGCGTCCGCCTGCGTGGCCGCGTCGGGCGAGGCCAGGAAAGCCTGCAAACGTGCAGACTCATCCAGCTCCTCCATGCCCGGCGTCAGTTCCAGCGCCTCGGTCGCGATCTCACCAATCCTCAGGCCGGGCGCCACAGTGCCGGCAGCCGCGGGCTTCGCCATGGGAGAACCCATCGCAGCGCCCTGGCCCGCCGTGGCGGTCCCAGAATTGGCCGGGGAGCTGGCCGCAGCCCCCATTTTGACAGCCTGTTTGCTCATCGCAGGCCCACCCTCTCACCCCACCCCCTAAAAGGTCCACCCTCCCAGATTTCAAACCCCACCAAAGTACACCAAAGTACCCCAGATTCCCCCACCTTCTCCCTTCTCCCTTCTCCCTTCTCCCTTTTCCCTTTTCCCTTACCCCTTCTTCCTCACAATCACCTGCCACTCCTTGTGCAGCACCGTCAGCTCATGCTGCAGCACCGTCAGGAACGCATCGATCCCCGGCTTCGGCGGCAGCTTCCCCACCGTCCCCGCCGGATGCTGCCACGGATAGTCATCGAAAATCAGGATCCCGCCCGGCTTCAGCATCCGGAACGCCAGCAGACCCTCGATCAGCGCCGCCTTCGACTGGTGATCCGCATCCACGTACACCACATCGTAGGGCCCCGTCAGCGTCTTCAGCACCTCCACCGCATCCCCCTTCAGCTTCCGCACCCGGCCGCCGGCCAGCTCCGTCGCCAGGTTCGCATCGAACCGCGCCTCCACCTCCGTGTTCAGCCAGATGTCCACGCACGTCAGCCGCGCCCCCGGATCCGTCAGCGCATGCTCCAGCGTCCACACCGCACTGCGGCCCTCGTAGCTCCCGATCTCCAGCCACTGCACCGGCCGGCCCTTCACCGTCGGCACCACATGCTGCAGCCAGTGCTTCACCCGCGGCGTGAACCAGTCCGCCGTGAACCCCGACCACCCCGGAGAAAACACCTTCCCCTCCGGCACCTGCAAAGTCTTCGTCTCGCTCATAGAAATCACTCCCTTATCCCTTCTTCCCTTATCCCTTCTTCCCCGTCTTCCCCCTCATCCTCCGCCCGGCCGCGCCAGTAATCCACCATCGCCCGGGCCAGCTCCGGCGCACAGATCGGGATCCCGTTCGGTCCCTCGCGCACCTCCCCAGCCAGGCTCAGCAGCGCATGCCGGTCATAATAATTCCGGCCGCTCCAGCCCCCGTGAAATTCATGCACCACCTCGCCCGGCACATAGGCGCAGCCGCCCGCCTGCTCGATCTCCCGCGCCAGGCCACGGCTCCAGTCCGTCCAGGCCTTCGTCATCCATGGCGCCTGCGGCAGCCGGCCAGCCGCCTCCGCATCATAGTCCAGTCCCAGCGTCGCCGCACCCGCCAGCGCATCGCCCGAGCCCGTCACCCCCCACGGGAACATCCCGTGCATCCGTTCCCAGATCTCCCGGCGGTACGCCATCGCGAACCCCGTGTGTCCCGTGTGCAGCAGCCGGCCCTCCCGCGGCCGCGCCCGGATCAGGCCCGGGCGCGACTTCGCCATCTTGCCCCGCTCATCCGTCCACCGCGCCATCTCGAACGGTTGCACCGCCCCATGATGCAGCAGCAGCGCCTCCGTCTGCGCCCGCCAGTGCGGGTTCGAAAACATCACATCCGCATCGATCCAGCAGATCGCCCCAAACTCCCCCCGCACCCGCTCCCGCACCGCCAGATTCAGCAGCGACTCCTTGATGAACAGCTCCTGTTCCGGCATCACCTGCACCTGCGTCCAGTTCGGCAGCGTCCCCGTCACCGACACCTCACCGGGCCGCACCGCCTCCGCCCCAAACACCTCCACCCCCTCGCGTTCCATCTGGCGCAGAAAGCGCCGCAGATTCCGCTCCGGCGTCTTAAAGCCCGCCCAGGCGAAGAAACACGTCACCACCGCCAGCTTCACGGCCGCGGCCCTCCCGGCTGATCCTGGCCGAACCACGCCGCCACATCCGCCGGCATCGGTTTCCCCTCCATCACCTTCACCACATCGTCCAGCAGCTCCTCCAGGCCCGACACCCCGCCCGCCTGGAATCGCACATCCCGGCCCGCGTGCGCATCCGTCTGCACCGCCGCCACCCCCTGCTCCCGGCGCAGCCAGAGCAGCTGCAGCAGCGCCCGCACCCGCGCATCCCCCTGCGCCCCCAGCAGCGCCGCCTGCACCTCACCCGCGCTCATGCGGGATCCGCACACCTCCGGCACCTCCACAAAGCGCCGCCCACCCGCCGCATTGCCCGCAGGCCCACGCGCCGCCACCCACCGCATGATCATCTCCCAGAAAATCTTCTTCATAATCGTCCGTCAATCCCGTCAATCAGGTCAATGCCGTCACCCCCACTCCCTCACCTCCCCATCATGTCCTCAAGACTTGGCGGCCCGACCGGCTCCACCCCCGTCCGCCCGATCACCGGGTTCACCTCCTGCTGCTGGCGGTGGAACTGCAGATACTGCACCTCCCGTTCCATCGCCGCGCGCAGATCCGGCCGCATCTCCAGCTGCTGCACATTGTAGGGGTTTGCCAGGAAGGCCTGCACCTCCGCCATCCGGTCATTCACCCCCGGCACCTGCGTCTCATAGTTCACCGGCACCCCCGCCATGATCTGCGCCAGCCGCTGCCGCTCATCCTCCCGATTCCGCTGCAGCGCCTCATCGGCCGATCGCGCCAGCCGTCGAGCATAGGTCGGCGAAAGCAGCGTCACCACCAGCTTCATCGCCTCATTGCTGTCCAGCGTACCGCCCCGGTCCAGCTGCACCGCCTTCGTCAGCACATCCACCAGCTTCTCCGCCGCCCCCTCCTTGAACGAGCCCGCGTAGAACCCGATGTCCACATCCGCCTCACCTTGCAGTTGATCCCGGTTCACCTCCAGGCGCACCGCCCGGCCCGCGATCCGGCCCACCTGCAGCTCATCCACATTCTCCTGGATCAGCTTCCACAGCATCCGGATCCAGCGGTTCAGCACCGTCACCGCCGCCGTCATCCGCTCCTCCTCGAACATCTGCTTGCTCTCCGGGTCCGTCGTCACATCGCAGAAGAAATAGCGCCGCACCATCGCCGTCACCCGGTCCACCAGGTTCAGCGTCCCCGAATCCACATTCGGCACCTCCATGAACTGGCTGCCCTCAAAGCTGTTCCCCTGGCGCCGCGCATAGAGCTCGATCCCCGGCCGCACCCCCACGTGATCCTTCGCCGTCCGCAGCAGCGGCGGATTGCTGCCCAGCTGCCCGCGCGCCCCCTCACCGTCCAGCGCATCCTTCACGAAATTCTGCTTGTCCACAATCACCTCCGGCACCCCGCGCGCCTGCATCGCGTACGCCACCTCCTCCGAGGTCGCCACCAGCAGCGGCAATTCCGAACAGTCCGTCTCCTCCCACAGCAGCGGCTCCTGATCCTCCGTCATCGCCGGATGGAAAACCACCTTCACCACCCGCGGCAGCCCATCCTCATCCGTCACCCGCCGCCACATCGTGATCACCAGCCACCGGGGCGACGTCTTCAGCGCCTCCTCACACGGCACCAGATTCACCCCCACCCCGTTCATCGCCCACCCCGGCAGGGACAGGTCCGAGTACAGGTTCGCGAACAGCTTGTTCTCCTGCGTCTCCTTCAGCCAGGTCGTGCTCGCCTGGTTCCAGCGTTCCGCCGCCGCCCGCTCCGCCAACTGCGTCGCGTCCAGGTATTCCGGCATCGCCGTCCAGCTCGTCTCCCCATCGCCCGTCAGATCGTGCGGATGGATCCAGTTGATCCAGGGGATCAGCACCTTCGTCACCGGCCGCCCGCCCTCATCCACCGGCGCCTGATACAGCGCCGGCTCATTCCCGCGCGCCCGCAGCTGCGCCAGCACATGGCGCGCCTCACGGGCGCTCATCGCCGGATCATACCCGCGCACCAGCTCGATCGCCTCCGCGCTCATCTCCTCCGGCAGCGTCACCAGCTCCTCCAGTCGCATCGCCACCCGCGCCGCCAGCGCCGCCTCGATCTCCGGCGGCAGCACCTCCTCCTCCAGCGCCATCCCCGCGGCCGCCGCATTGCGCTGCGCCTCCACCAGCGCCTCCTGGCGCTCCCGGTTCATCAGCCAGTCCGCCAGCTCCTGGAGCGACACCTTCCGCAGCTCCATCCGCCGCACCTTCATCCAGTCCGGCTGCAGCCCCGCGTAACCGTACTCCTCCACGCACGTGTTGAACAGGCCCCAGGCATAGCTCATCCGCCAGTTCTCCGCGTGGTTGAAATGCTCCAGCACCGTCTGCCAGATCGCCGCCAGATCCGCCCTCCGCAGTTCCGTCTGGCCGTCCGCCCCCTCGCTCGAGCCCCCCGCCACCAGGCGCGGCGCCACCCGGATGTCCCCCCGAGTCAGCACCACCTTGCGCAGCATCGTCAGGCGGCGCACCATCTCATCCGCCAGCGGCACCCGCAGATCCGGCGCCCCCTCCCAGCGGAACACCGAACGCTTCGTCGCCGCCGCCACCCCGCCGAACCGGTCACTCGTCGCCTTGCGCGGATCCCCGTGGCGACCGTCCTCCGTCTGGTCCGCCCACAGCGTCCGGCGCGTCTCGTAGCACAGCCGCAGCTGCTCGAACTTCCCGGCCGACTGCGCCGCCGCGATCGCCTCGCGCAGCTCCTCCGTCAGCAGAGTCACACGCACCTTCTCCCGAACCTTCACAGTCCGGATCGCAGAATCATTCACGTCAGTCTTCATGGCCTCAGAATCCCCTCTCCCAAAGAGGCCCGAGTGCCACGCAACCAAACGAAGCACCCCCAGCCTACCCCACCACCCCATCCCCCGTCAACCCCCAAACACCGCCCCCATCACAGCCACCCCCGCAGCGCCTCCACCGCCCGCCCCGCGCATTGCCGTGCCGCCGCCAGCGGCGTCGGACAGTCCGATTCACTCTTCACCGTGAACTCCGTCCCCGCAGCCGCCACATGCATCTTCAGCGTCACCCACCAGCCCCGTTGCATCCGATGCAAATTCGGCACCCCCAGCGTGCACAAGTTCACCAGCAGCTCCTCCAGCCCCTGCTCCTCATACCCCCGCACCGCCTCAATCCGCTTCACCAGCGCCATCGGTTTCTCATCCATCATCAGTTTCTCCATAGCATCACCTCCCACCGTCATTCAGGTCAATCCCGTCAATCCCGTCCCGAATCCGAACAGTTTGATCAGCCAGACCCTCCGGGCGGCTGATCTCGGCTGTCACCTTTCCACCATCTCCTCCCACACCCGCAGCACCCGCACCGTCTCGAACCGCGCCTCCTTCATCTTCGGCGTCACATTCACCAGCGTCCCCGCCTGCCACAGCTTCCGGGCCAGCAGCATCCCGTTGCGGGTCAGGCCCCAGAACTCCAGCAGTTCCCCCACCTGGCGCGTCCCCAGCAGCACCGGCAGTTCCTTCCCCAGCCACGCCCGCGGCAGCGGCACCTGATTCGTCGTCATCATTGGTTGCTTCATCGCTTTGGTTGCTCAGTTCCCCATCTCCCATCTTCCATCTCCTATCTCCCAGAAACCATCCGCACCCCCCCCACATGCTCCGGCTCAGCCAGCAGCAGCATCCGCAGCGCATCCTCCGGATCCTTGCACGCCCCCTTCGCCCCATCCAGTCCCGAGTAATTCGCCAGCGCGAAAATCACCGCCTTGCACTCCTCCAGCACAAACAGCCGCGGCGAGTTCTCCGGCCCCATCGGCTTGCTGAAATCATAGGCCAGGTAATCATCGATCACCCCATCCCCGTCCGCCTGCAGCCGCGCACCGCTCGCCGGATCGAACACCTCGTCCATCTCCGCGAACAGCTCGATCAGGCTGCTGCTCCCGCTCATCGTCGGCGTCGGCGCATGGCCCAGGCGTGAATCCCCCCAGGACTGCTCGATCGTGATCGGCTGCCCATCGGCCGACCACCACGCCCCCAGCTTCCGCGCGATCCTGTCCCACTCCCGCTTGTAGCCCGCCAGGCTCAGCCCCCGCTTCGCCTGCGCCGGGCCCTTGTCCCCGTCGCGCTTGCCCGTCTTCGACGTCACCGCCCACGGCCCCGGATCGCCCCAGTCATCCTCCACGATGTAATCCCCCTCCTGCGGGAACTCATGGCACACCCACACCCGGTTGCGCGCATCCACCAGCGCCCAGATCACAAAGTGATTTCGGCCCTCCGCAAAGTCCGCGCACCGGAACCACGTCCCCTCACGCGGCACCTGATCCCGCGTCACCACATGCCCCAGCGGCGCCAGTTGCGACCTGAACTTCGGATGCGCCGTCCCCCAGTTCTTCGTCACATCTCCGAAGTACGTCATCCGAATGTACTCCTCCGTTTGTCCCTCCAGCTCCGCCAGCTTCCCGTCCACATTCGTCCACGGGTTCGAATGCGTCGGCAGATACGCCACCAGCTGCGTCCGCTTCGCCGGCTGCTTCAGCACCGGCACCTTCTTGCACATCACCACCTCCCCGCGCTCATCGCGCACCGGCAGCAGCATCACCCGCTTCATCCCCGGCCGGCCCAGCGCCGCCCCATCCTCGCACGGAAAGCACTCCGGCACCGGCAGGCTCGAGCGCACCCACACCGCCGCATCCTCCTCCTGCAGCGTCACCGCTCCGTCCAGCACATCCGCCACGAACGGACTGTACCCATCGATCGGCGTGAACCCCACCAGGTGCACCGACGTGTACAGCATCCCCTGTTGGTAGGCCGACAGCTGCCGCCCCGCCTCCAGCACCTTCACGCACTCCTCGATCACCCGCAGAAACTCCGGCTCCGCCGTCATCGACGCCCGCGGGATCATGCGTTGCCGCACCGTCTTCGCCATATCCCCGTCCACCAGCTCGTCCGAGTTCGCCGCCGTCAGCTTCGCCCCCTGCACATTCTTCACCTTCGACTCATAGAACTTGAAGCTCATCACCCCACCGCACAGCACCCGCTCCGCGTGCCCCGGCAGCTGCACCCCCCAGTTAAACGTGAACCGATTGTCCGTGAACCCTTTCCCCTCCCCGAACTTGAGCGACACATTCATCCGGTTCTTCGCCCCCCCGCGTTCGCTCAAGCTCCCGCGGATCGACGCCGGGAACACCTCGAACATCCGCTGTTGGTGCACCTCCTTACTGTTCGTCTCCGTCGATTGCAGACCCCAGCACGCCGCCTTCCGCGTGTGCAGGAAATGCCGCAGCAGCCGCAGCACGCACCCGAACGTCTTCCCCCCATCGTGGCCGCCCATCACCACCACCTCCAGCACCTTCCCCGGCAGCTCCAGCCGCTTCCGCGCCACCGCCAGATCGATCAAGCGCCACCGCTCCGGCTGGAACGCATGGTAGAACGGATCCTCCATCATCGCCCGGATCAGTCCCTCCCGCTGATTCAGCAACTCCACCGCCGCCGCCGGCTCCATCGCCCGCAGCCTCTCCACCGGAATCACCGGCACCACCGGCGAGATCGTCTGAAACTTCAGCTCATCCATGATTCAGTTCCTCCCAGGTTCAGATTCCCCCCATCTCCGATCTCCCATCTTCCATCTCCGGCGCCGCGCAGCGGCGCAGCCGCTGCAGCATCCACCCATGCCCCTCCATGCAGCGCACCGCATCCTCCAGCGCCCCGTGTTCACCGGGCCGCTTCGCCGTCCCCATCAGCAGGCCCAGATCATCCAGGCCCGACCCCCCGCGATCCACCAGGCCCACATCCATCAGCGTCCCCAGCAGCACCTGCGTGCAGCGCCAGCGCTGGCGGTTCGGCAGTTGCAGCCCCGTCACCCGCTCCGCCTCCATCAGAAACGCCCGATCGAACGCCGCATTGTGGGCCACCACCGACCGGCTCGGCCGCTGTTCCATCCAGTTCAGCAGCCGCCGCATCACCACCTCCAGCGGCTGCGCCCCCAGCTCCTCCCAGCGTTCCCGCGAGTAGCCATTCACCTTCGCCGCCTTCGGATCCACAACCTTGCCCGGCTGCGACTCCACCGTCACATAGGCCACAAACGGCTCCTTGCCACCCCACTCCACCGCCGCCACCGACAGCAGCGCATGCACCGACGGATAAAACCCGCCCGTCTCCGTGTCCACATACACAAACCGCCTCATCAGATCCATCATCGCATTCATCGTTAGTTCCTCCCGTTCGGCTTCCCCCCGTCAATCAGGTCAATCCCGTCAACACCGTCCCTCAAAACGGAATCTCATCCCCCTCCGTCCCGTCCGCGTACGGCGGCGTCTCCCCCGGCTTCGCCGCATGCGTCCCTGGCGCCGCGTGCGGCCGGCCGCCTGGCGGCCTCGCCTGCGCCGCCCCACCCTGGCCGCCGCGCTTGTCGCCGCAGAACTCGAAGCCCTCCACGATCACCAGCGTCTTCCGCCGCTTCTTCCCCGTCTCCTTGTCCTCCCATTCCTCCAGCGCCAGCCGGCCCTCGATAAAGATCGGCCGGCCCTTGTAAAACTGCTCCGCGATCACCTCCGCCTGCCTGCCCCACGCGCGACACTCCACAAACGTCGTGTCCTCCCGCGTCTGCCCCTCCCCGTCGCGCCACTTCCGGTTCACCGCCAGCCCGATCTCAAGCACCGCCGTCCCCTTCGGCGTGTACCGCAGCTCCAGCTCCCGCGTGATATTCCCGCCCAGCATCACCTTGTTGAAATTCATCGTCGTCGTTCCTTCCGTTGTTGTTGGTTTCCTATCTTCGATCTCCTATCTCCCATCTCCGGCGCCGACGGCGCCATCCGCGCCATCCGCGCCATCGCCGTCGTCCCGCCACTCCTCCCCGTCCTCGATCCCCGGCTTCGTTGCCTGCAGGCTCTCCGGCAGTTCCGTCCCCCATCCCTCACTGCCGCAGTCGATCCGCAGCGCCACATTGCCCTGGCCGTGCACCACATGCCCCTGCACGATCCCCCGCTTCCCGCAGGCCCGATGATACACCACCTGTCCCACCGGCCACTCCTCCATCAGGCCTCGCAGCCGTTGCAGCCTCCCCTCGATGTTCATCGCCCGCCCTCCTTCACAAAGCTCAGCCAGCCCTGCAGTTCTTGGCGCATCTTCACCGAATCGCCGTAAAGCCCCTGGATCGCAGTGCCCAGCTTCACCAGGTCGCCCAAAGGAATCGGCATCCTCATCATCGCCAGCACCCCATCCTCCGGCACCGGCGGCGCCTTCACCGCCCCCGCGTCAACACAGTCACTCCGGTCAACACCGTCCTCCCTGGCCGGCTCCCGTGTCAGCGTCACAAACCGCAGCTGCCCGTCCACGATCGCCAGGCCGCAGCCGTGCTGCATGCAGTACCGCGTCAGCTCCCCCACCGCCTCATTGATCACCCGATCATCCCAGCCCGCATCGTACAGCAAACCCTTCGGTGTCAGTTCGAAAGTCCCCTCGCTCATCGAGCCACCTCCTTCCGCTTCGCAGCCAGCGGCTGCTTCCTTGGCTCCGCCGCCACCGGCACCAGAAACTCCGACAGCCTTTGCACCCAGTCACGCTCCGCAGCCTCCAGCGCCGCAGCAGCCGTCGGGAAACCTTTCATCACCTCCCCGGCCTCCCGATCCGTGCAATACTGCCACCGCCACGACGAGCGCTTCCGATCCGCGAACACATTCTGCCAGACCAGATAACACCCGTCACCCAGAACCGACGCTTTAAAGCCCGGCCCCCCATCGCGCAGCCGCCACCGCAGCCGTTTCACCCGGAACTGCCTCACCTTGTGCTTCGCCTTCGCCTTCATTCGCTTGGTTGCTTTCTAGGTTAAAAGTTGGTTTGCCTTCTCTGATCCCTTATCCCTTATCCCTTTCTCCTTTTCCCTTCCTCACTCCTCCCACGGCGGCACAGCCCCCTGCGCCACCTGCTTCACCTTCTTCGCCGCCCGCTTCGGCGTGTAACTTCCCATCTGCCAATCCAGCGGGTTCGTGCTGTTCAGCTTCGGCATCCGCGTGCTGAAGCGCGTCAGCTCCTTCTGGTACCGAATCTGCAGTTCCGGCGTCGGCCCACGGCGGTTCTTGCGCACAAACAGCAGCGCCTTCTCCTCGTAGTCCTGCCGCGCCCAGCCGCCGTCCTCATCCGAGTACTTCAGCCCATCGCTCCAAAGCTCCGGACTCCGCTCCCGCCGCGGCAGAATCTGCTCGCGCCATCCCTCCTGCTTATCCTCCCCCAGGCGATGCCACTTCACGTACTCATCCTCGCGATGGATGAAGATCACGTGGTCCGCGTACTGCTCGATCGCCGCACTCCCCGCCAGATCCGCCAGCACCGGCGGCTGGCCGAACTTCTTGTCCGTGTCCCGGTTCATCTGCACCAGCAGGAACACCCCCAGCTTGTGCTCCTTCTTCAGGAACTGCAGCGTCTCCATCACCTCTACCAGCCGCATCCGCTCATCCCCTTGCACCTTCGGGTTCACCGACTTCACGAGGTGCAGGTGATCCACCATGATCCACCGGATCCCATACCGACGCTTCGCCAGCTGCACCTGCGCCCGCAGATCCGCCGTGTTCACCGCCGCGCTCGCGCACACATGCAGCGGCGCCTTCTGCACCCGACGCGTCATCTGCCCGATCTTCTCCTGATCCTCCCGGGAGAAATGCCCCGTGATCGCCTTGCTCGTATCCACCCCTGCCGGCCCCAGAATCAGGCGCGTGTACAGCTGATTGCTCGACATCTCGATGCTGAAGATCAGCCCCGGCATCTCACGCTCCACCGCCAGGTGATGCGCAATCGTCCCCGCCATCGCCGTCTTCCCCATCGCCGGGCGACCCGCGATCACACAGATCTCCCCCTCCGCATCGTCCACCCCGTGCAGCGTCTGATCCAGCTCATGGATCCCCGTCGTCAGGCCCAGCACCTTCCCCCGGTTCTCAATCGTCCGCTCCAGATGCTCCACCCAGTCCGACACCCCGCGCGCCGCCGGCAGCGCCCCATCCGAGCTTTCGCCCAGCCCCTGCACCAATTCCAGCAGGCCAAACATCCGGCCCTCCGCCGCCATCACCGCCTGCAGCACATCACCGCCCTCCGCCCCCAGCCGCTGCATCGCATCCACCGTCAGCAGCGCCTCAAGCATCGTCCGCCGCTGCACCCACTTCTCGAGCACGATCTTCAGGTAATGCTCCGCATGCGCCGGCACCGGCACATAGGTGAACAGCTCCGACACCGCCGCAGGCCCGCCCACCCGCTCCAGCAGCCCCTTCGAGCGCAGCGAGTTCGTAATCAGCACCACATCCAGCGGCTTGTTCGCATCCACCAGCGCCAGCAGCTCCTCATACACCGTCCGGTTCGCCTCATGGTAAAACGCATCCGGCACCAGCTTCGCCCGCACCATCGGCACCACCGTCTCCGCGTACTGCAGCATCGACGACACCACCCCCTTCTCCGCCTCATCCGACCACGGCATCTCCTTCGCCAACCCCCCGGTCAGCATCTCCTCCGCCGTCTTCGGCTCATCCCGCCTCCGCCCAAACGGATTCTGCTTCACCTCCTCACTCATGCCACACCCCCTTCCTGCTTCACCCCGTCCGACAGTTCCCGCTTCACGCACACCCCGCGGTCATGGCACACCAGCGCATTCTCACAGCCCTCACACGTCCGCAGCACCCCCTCGTCAACAACGTCACTCCCGTCAACACCGTCCCTCTGATCCACACACCCCACCCGCAGCGCCTGCTCCAGCAGCTTCATCGCCCCGCGCTTGAACGCCGTGTCACTCTCCTCCAGACCGCGCGCACACCCCAGATCCGCCAGCGCCGCCCGAATCAGCCCGCCCATCTCCCCCGCCTGACGCACTGCCGCCAGCATCTCCGCGCGCGCCTGGCGCAATTCCTTGTGATCAGCACTCATCACGCCTGCCCTCCTTTCCCACCAAAAGCCTGCCGACCGAAGCTGTCGATCTGCACGCACAGCGTGCGCACCACCGACTCCGCGATCCCCCAGCCCTGCCAGTTCCGCGCCTTCAGCTCCGCAGTCCGCTTCGCCAGCCACGCATTCAACTCCCCAGCAGCCACCTCATCCAGGATCACACAGACCCGCACCGCCGGAGTCCCGTCCGCGTGCTCCGCAAATCGGTATTCCTGCGGCAGATCACACGGCAGCGGCAGCTGCATTTGCTGCTCCTCGCTCATCACGCCGCCCTCCCTTCCATCCCGGCCGCCGCGCGCCCCTTCATTTTTTTTGCCACCCAGGCCCGCACCTGCGCCTGATCCTGCGGCGTCATCGCCGGCCAGCTCGGCGCGCACTCCTCCCAGGCCGCCCCATAGATGGCCTGCATCGCATACTCCCAGCCTTCCGGTGGCAGGCTCGAGCCACCGCCCTGCAGATCCTCCGCAGCGCCGCCCCCCTTATTTTTTTTCGGGTCATAGACCTGGCTGGAAGCTCGCAAGTCACCGCCCTTGTCCTGCTCGCGCTGCAGCCAGTTCGTCACAAACCGTCGCCAGTTGCTCTTGCGCGCCTTCGCCGGGTTCGACTTCAGCCACTGCTCCATGCTCAGCAGCTGCCTGCGGATGTCGCAGGCCGGGAAGGCCGCACCCAGCTCGCCGATCAGATCCGCCGTCACCCCCAGCCATCCCGTATCCGGCGACCACCGCAGCTCCTGCGGGATCGCTTCCTCCACCTCGAGCGCCAGCGACAACTCCTCCTCCTCCGCCGGAGCGCCAGCTCCGGGCAGAATTCCATTCTCTTTCCCTTCCTTTCCCTTACCTTTCCCTTCCTTTCGGGTTTTCGGGAGGGTTTGTGAAGGGTTTTCGGGAGGGTTTTTCGCAGGGTTTTCGGGAGGGTTTTTCGCCTCCGTTTTCCGTGGCCGTCCACCCTTGCTGCCGCCCATCCGACCCGCCTCCACCTGCAGCTGCTTCTCATGCGGATACCCCCACACCACCACGTCCGCATCCTCCACCGTCCACAGCAGGCTCTCCGTCTCCAGCACCTCCTCCGGCTCCAGCCCGCACACCGTCAGCCACTGCCTGGCCGACCACCATGCCGCCCCGGCGATGCGCCCGCCATTCTCCACCGCCACACAGTGCAGCAGCAGCGACACCCACACCCCGCGCTCCAACGCCGTCGCCCCCAAGAACTCCGGCGCCCGCAGCTCATTCGTCTCCAGGTTGAGCCAGTTCATGCCACACCCCCTTCCTGCGGAAACTCGTTCCACTCGCGGCCATCGAGCAGGCGACCGGCCGGCTTCTTGCCAACGCGCCAAACTTCGCCGTCATGACCCGGGCCTTTGGCAAACACTGCATCCGTCACAAGGTCTGGCCCGTCGCCAATCGGACACGGCGCCCATTCCCCCCACTGCTTGAACAGGAAGGCGACGCCCGCGGCCTGGCACTGGTCGCGCAAGCCGCGCGGCCAATCAGGGTGCATGGGGCGCGCGCCCGGGCCGGATTCGCCTCCGGCAATGACCCAGTGAATTTCCGAAGCTTGCCAGCCATTCTGAAGGCTATCCCAGCCAAAATCTACCGGCCCCAACAGCGGCTCGCAGGACAGGAAACGGACTCGGGCCGGAATCTTGAGCAGTGCGGGAATCCGCTCATCGGCCCGCTGCTGGTCTTCCACGCTGGTTCCGATCCAGATGTTTCCGGGGCGGAACCTCTGAGGGCCACCCATGACACCAATCCAGTTCGCGATGAAGACATACAGGCCGCCGGTGCGTTCGGCCAGGCTGTCATGGCGGGACAAGTAATGTAACACGGCCTCCATTCGGGGCTGCCAATTCTCCGGCCGCTTGGTGAGTAGCAGCCAGTCGAGATTCGGCGTACGCTGGATCAGGGTGAGTAAGTCGGCGAGCCATTCGACGGGGGCCTTTTTATCGAGCCAGTCGGCCAGGCTCGCGCAGAACACACGGAACCGCTGCCCCGTTTTCTCCGCCTCGCGCTGCCACCGCAGAGGCTCATTCCAGTTGGCTGCGCTGGTGCGATGCCTCTCCCCTTTGTCACCCCACTCAGTCCAGCCCATGCGCTTGTTGAGCGTCTCGGCATAGCAGTGAGCGCAACCCGGGGAAACCTTCGTGCATCCGATCCACGGATTGAAGGTGTGGTGTGTCCATTCGATCTTCGTGTTTTTCATACCGCACCCCCTTTGCTCCATGCATCCCCGTCCGCCCCGTCAGACCGGTCCGACTTGTCCGACTCGTCAGACTCGTCCGACGTCACCCCATCCCGCCCCGCACTGCCCGGCACCGTCTCCGCCGGCAGCCCGCAAGCATGCAGGCAGAGCAGCGTCGCCTCGCGCAGCACATCGAGCCCCAGCACCGCCTTGTGCGCGCCGTGCGAGATCCGCAGGCCCTCGCCATCCGGCCGTTCGTAGCGCGTCAACGGGATCAGCTTCCCGCCCGTTTGCACCTCGCACACCAGCACCGCCAGCCCCAGCCGGTTCGGCACCTCCATCTTCGGTTTCAGATCATCGCTCATCGTTTCGAAAGTCAGGTTGTGGGCCATCGCCCGGTTCATCAGTCCGCGTCCTTCCACCAGTCAGCCGGATCTTCCGGTTCCTCGCGCCGCGCCTGCCGCGCCTCGCCGACGGCATTCAGCACCTGCGCCTGCATCAGAAAGCCCACCGCCTGGCGCCGCATCGCCCGGCCCGTCTCCAGCATCCGCTGCGCCTTCGAACGCTCGATCAGCACCCGATACCGGCACAGCCACGTCCCCAGCCACACCCCGCAGGCCAGCGTCAGCGCCCCATACCCCCAGATCATCAGCAGCCCACTCATGCCGCGGCCCTCCCTTCCAGCTCGCCAGCATCGTCCATCCGGTCCCCGGCGGCCGCGCACTTCGCGTCCGCGTAACCCGCCGGAGATACTGCCGCCCGTTTTTCGGTCACCTGGGCACCCGCCAGCACGACACAATGCCCAGGCCGGGCGGCAGTCCCCGACCACCCGGCCGAGGAAGTCTCCGAGAAATCCACGCGGTTCACCGCCGCCGTCAGTTCCAGCAGCTTCAGCCCTGCCTCATCCAGCTCCGCCGACTCCGCCAGGCCTCGCATCTGCAACAGCCGCAGCCGGATCTGGCCAGTCAGCTCCCGAACCTCCTGGCAGAGCGCCCGTCGCTGCGCCACCAGGCGAGCATCCAGTGCCGCCACCGGTGCCACCCTCAGCGCCGCCGTCACCGGCCGCCCCGTGTTTTTTGCTTCCAGCAACCCGGCCAAGCCCAAGGGCCCGCCCCGCCTTGTTTTTTCCTGTGTCGTGCTCATGGCAAGAAACTCGAGTTGCCGGGTCGGCATCACCGACCCATCCGCAGGGACATCGTGGCCCCGGCCAGCCAGCTGCCGCAGCTCCCGACCGCAGCACCGACCCGGCAACAGCATCACCGCAGGCCCGGCCCACGCCGGCGCCGCGCGCCCCTCTTTTTTGGCGAGCCCAGCCGGCTGCAGGAAGCACAGCAGCAGCAGGCAGAGCAGGGCAGGGAAGAGAAAGAGCATGAAGTGCAATGGTGAAATTTTCGTTCGGCTGGACTTATCGACCCACCCTGGGCGCGCCCGCGCCCGCGACCCCCCCCGCCCCCCGATCCGGCTCGCGCGAGCCACCCTCGCCGGCCTCAAAATTCCCGGCCCCAGGTCCCGCCTGATCGTGACTCCCACGGTGACAATCCGCCAATTCCGCTTCGGACACTGGGGAAACCGTCACCATAACAGCGGACATACAATCCGCCGTGTCACCATCCGCGCCCGCGCCCGCGCGCCCGGCCAGGTCCACCCGCGCCCGCGCGCCCGCCCGCGGCAATGCCAAATTCCCGCCCGCCCCAGAACCAGTTTCCAGAGGGGTTGCGTCACGGATCGCCGGCGCCGGCTGCTCGCCGTGCAGGAAGGCATTCAGATCGTCCACCGTCAGGTGCACGTGGCGGTGCTCATGCACCTCCGTCGGGCCGCCGCTGGCCAGCTGCGCCACGTCGAAAGCCGACTTGGCCACCATCGACAGCGCGCCGAGCTCCTTGCGGCCGGCGTGCGGCACCAGCTCATCCTGCCGGTCCATCGCATCACTCGCCAGGATGATAGCCCGCTTGGCAGTAATGTCCTTCAACTGCTCCACAGAAAACTCCCGCACCATCAGGGCCGCGATCGTGTTCCGGCTGCGGCAGAACAGGTCAGCCAGGCGGCTCTTGTTCGTCTCGCCGCCCTTGATCAGCTCGATGCAGCGGGCGTAGCCCTCCGGATCGTCGCGCAGCCAGCGTTCGGCCGTGTGCTCGCGCCAGGCCTCGCTGGGCGGCGTCGGCATACCAGGGAGCAAAGGAGCATCGCTCATGCGGTTAGCCACCTCCTCAGTTCAGATTCAGGGATCAGCACGCCAGCGCTCTTCGCCGTGCCCGTCTTGATCACCTTCAGGCGTCGGTCCTTGATCCAGTCACGGATTGTCGCCACCGACCGGTCCAGCAGCGCCGCAGCCGTCTCCGGAGAGTAATGAGCTTCCACCCTTCGCTGGCAGAAAACGAAAAGGCCGCGGCCCGGGATCGCCCAGGCATCGCCGCAGCGGCGCGCACCCGGCAGCAGCCCGGCCACGCACCAGCGCGTCACCAGCGCCGGCGGCGTATCCAGCAGCGTCGCCACCTCATCCACGCTCCAATCCCGCGCGCGCAGCACCGTCGCCGGTGTCGCACCCTTCAGACTGGGATCCGTGCCTTGCATGGGGTGGCAAAAACAAAAATCAGTTGAGGCGGCCCAAGCCAGCCTCGCGAGCCGAAGCACACATTTGCTCGTAGCGCGTCCGATCCAGCGCCCGCAGGCACCAGATCCGGCCATTGACCTCCACCGCCCAATCGCCCGAAGGCAGGGAGGCCAGCGTGCGGGCAGCATCGCCCGCCAGAAAATAGAGACGCTCCGGCGTGATCACCGGCAGCTCGAGCGGTTGCGCCTGGCCGCAGGTCGGGCAGATCACATCGCTCATCGCGGCATCACCCTCCCACCGAAAAAGTTAAAGCCAGCCTGCGCCAGCATGGCCTTGGCCAGCTGCAGCACCTCGATGCGCTCCGCATCCTCAGCCGCAGCAGCATAGAAAGCCTCCTGGCGAGGATGACCCAGCGCCCGCTCCTCAGCCTCACGGATGCGCAGGAACTCCGCCGTCGAATCCGTCGGCCAGGGCGACACCGGGCACACCGGGTCAGCCTCCGCCGCGCGGGCGATGTAGCTCGGGATCGCCCGGCTCACAGCCCGGCCGCAGCCTCACGGCCAGCGCCCTCCCGTTCGAGGGATGGCCCCTCAGCAAAGAAACGCGACTCCCGCGCCCGCTTCATGGACGCGCGCGCCGATTCGAAAGCCCCGCGCCACGCATGGCCGGGCTCGCCAAACTCAGCGAGGAATTGACGGCGCTGCAGATTCCCAAGCCGGCACATCTGCCGAGCAAAAAGGACTTCGCGACGCATCAGACCGAGCCAGAAAAGACGCTGATTCACGCCGCCTGAGGCACCTCGCGGCGCGCGTCCTCCGCTTGAGCCTGCGCCAGCCGCTCGCGCTCCTTGCGCAGATCCTTGAGCAGCTGGATTTCGCGATCAGCGGCCAGCGCCGCCAGTTCATGGTTCCGAGCATCAGCCGCCAGCGGCCTCACCGCCTGCAGCTGCGCTTCGATCAGGATGAGTTGAGCGGATTTCATGGGGTTACCAAGCGTAGATAAATCTGCGCCCGGTATCCGTCAAGAAAATGTTTGCTCTTTATAGAATAGATTACACTTTGTAGCCATGAAGCACTTTCAAACCGCCTTCGCCCTTTGGCTTGAACGCATGCCTGAAGGCCTCACCATCTACAGGATCGCCGAGCTTAGCGGCGTGAACAAAGCCAGCCTCTACTTGCTGAAGAGCGGTCAGAAGCGCGTCACCCTTGCCATCATGGCCAGCCTGCTGCCCGTCATCGCCGAGCAAGACAGCCGCGAAGCAGCCGATCGCCTCCTTATCGCCTACCTGCAGGACTCCATCCCGGCCGGGTTCGAACAGGATCTCCAGATCCGCATGAACGATCAGCCACGCACGGCCGATCTCCTCAGCTCCGCATTGGAATACCTGGCCGCCCGCGCCGCCCGAGATCACAAGTACGCCGAGTGGCTCATCACCCAATACCTCCTCAGCCGAGAGGCCGACTTCGCCACCGTCGAGCAGCTCGTGGAAGCGTGGCACCACCAGCACGGCCGCAGCTCCAGCGAGCCCGATCCCCGCGAGATCGCCCTCCTGGCCGAGCCCCAGCCCGCCTACGGCAGCCACGGCGGCGGCGGCGGTTACCACGACACCATCCGCCACGACGCCAGCCCCATGCGCGCCGCAGCCTCCGAGCACCTAGGGCATTGACACCCCTGCTACACTCAATCCATGAGCCAGCCCCTTATCCTCTGGATTCTCGCCTCCGTCATCGTAGGCCTCATCTGCGCCGTCACCTTGGGCAACATTTGGCGCCAGCGTCGCCCCGACAAAAAGCCCTACACATGGGGCTGCTTCTACGGCGGCCATCTCCTCTGCTACTGGGCACTTTGCTTCGTCTATCCCGTCGAGCCCGAGAAGGAAGGCATCTACATCTACTACTGGGGAATGACCGCCTGCGGGTTTGGCGTTCTGCTGCGCCGCGAACTCGCTTGGCTGTTGAGCACCTTCGGCACCATCAATCCCATTCTCTGGATCATCAACTTCGCGTACTTCGACGAACGCAAAGCCGAGATGACCGCGGAGCGCCAAAACCGCGAAGAAGCAGAGAAACGCTATCAAGCCAGCCGAAAAGCCATGAACAGCCAGCCGCCGCCGCTGCCGCAACCACCGGCCTTGCCCAAACAGCAGCTTACCTCGAAGAACCAAGCCATCTCCGCCATTGCCATCTGGCGCTGGATCACCCAGCCCATCCGCTTCGTCGGCCTCGTCCTGCTCATCGTCGGCAGCGCCTGGCTGATCCGCGACACCCTCACCAGCCGCTACGAGTACCGCACCAGCGGCGGGTCCATGATCAAAGTGGACACCTGGACAGGCGACGAATGGATCAGGGGCGCATACGGCTGGGTTGCCATCAAACCCGCACCGCGGCAGTGAACGAGCAAATCCACTCACCACATGAGCGCCATGGAGAATAAATCACCGGAGAACTCGACTGCGAATGAGGTTGAATGCGATTCCTTTTTGGCCGTTGAGTATCAGCCCGAGACATGGGCGATGCGCAAAGATACAATTTACGCGGCAAGATCCGCGCTGAAAGTAGGCCTGGAGAACACACAGGAACTCTTGATCGAACATGACGCCTCGCTCGGGCGAACGACCCGGAAGAACCGCTTCACAGCGGAACGATTGGAAGGCGAGATACGCTCCATGCAATCCGTCCTCGAAAAGCTCTGCCAGCCAGACGGCACATTCCCGGCCGATCAGCAGAGATGAGCTGCACCAAGCGTCGAGCTGATCGAACTGTCCGGCATCGAATCGCCAAACAGAAAGCCCCGGCCGGATCACCCAGCCGGGGCTTCTTGCGTCCAGGCCTCACACCACCAAATCCGCCGCCGTCAGCGCCTCACTGGCCTCCAGGTGGCGCGCGTAGTAGCGCTCCGTCGTCGTCACACTCTTGTGGCCCAGGAACGCCGCCGTCGCCGTCATGCTGCCCGTCTTCCGCAGCACCAGACTGCCCGCATACATCCGCAGTTGGTGATTCGTCTTCCCGTCCACCTCAGCCGGCACGAACTGCCGCATCCACTTCGAATGCGTCCGGTAGATCAGATCCAGCCGCGCCGTCGGCGACCCATCGGGCAGAATCAGATAGCCCTCCCGACCCGCCAGAAGTCCGGCCAGCTCCTCATCCAGCACCAGCGTCCGCGGCCGGCCACCCTTCGGCAGCTTAAAGTCCGGCCGCGTCTGGATCACCAGCACCAGCCGTTCCACACCACCCACCAGGCGCCGTTCCAGCCAGTCACCGCGCGCCGCCAGCAGCTCACCATCGCGCAGGCCCAGCCGGCGCAGCATCGCATTCACCAGCCACAGCTCCGGGTTCGACTCCCGCAGGCCCGCCGCCGCCGCGTCCATCGCCTCATAGACCTCCCGAGCCCAGGGCACAAACCCATGCTCCTCATGTTTCAGGAAAGGAATCCCCCGCAGCACCCGCAGATCCGGCAGCAGCAGCCGGCCCAGCTTCGTCCGCACCACCCGAGGCGAGAAAAGCGCGCGCACATTCCGCAGCGTCGTATTCAGGCCCCCATTGCAGGGCAAAGGATCCACCAGGTTCGGCACCTTCAGGCCTTGCACTCGGCGCACCATCTCATGCCACGTTTCCTCGCGCAGCACCCGCTCCAGCGGCACGTCCATCGGGTCCGCATCATCCACCACTCGGGCCCAGCGCAGCAGCGCACTGCCATACGTCCGGAGCGTCCCCGCATCCATCAGCTTCTCCCCGCCCTTTGCCATCTCCAGCACCGCGCCGACCGTTGCCGCGCGCCCCTTCACCGACTGATCCGCCCGACCCGCCTCCGCCAGGCCCTGCTTCGCATCCAGCAAGCCTTTGATCATTGTTGTCACCACGCGCTCCGCCTCCGCCAGCACCGTGCGCTTCGTCGTGCGTTGAAAGCGTTCGCCCAGCACATAAAAATCCGCCACCCAGAAGGGCGAAGGCTCCCGCTTGCGAAATGTCACTGAATGTCCTTGGAGAGTCCGCTGTGTCGTGCTCATGCCGGCTTGTAACCGGAAACGTCACCACGCGCAACCCTAAACATCATTAAAATACCCCAAAGCCGGAGCCAAAAGCAGCCCACCCAAACAGCTTCGAAGTCATGACATCAACCCCGATTGCGCAGGAAAACCCCACAAAACAAGGCATTCCAGCCTTATTGATAGAAGTGCTCCCGCCCGGATTCGAACCGGGAACCAAGGGATTATGAGTCGCTTACAAAGACGACGCTACGCATTGAAAATCAACATGCTAATCTAAATTAGCCGGAACTGCCACCGCAAATGTCACCACTCCGGCTTGTCACCGCAGGTCCTGCACGATCTCCCGCATGGCCAGCTGTCGAGCACCTGCCACTACAGCATCAATGCGTCGTTGCATCACCTCCGTCAACTCCGGCCTGTAGGCCAGCTCCGTGTTCGCCTCGTAGGCCCGGCGCAGCCGTTGCACGCCCAGCTTAATCAGCTCACCCTGACGTTGCTGGAAGCGGTACAGCTGATCCGGCGTCAGCAGCCCATTCTCCAGCGCCGTCATCTGCAGCGCCCGCCGCTGCACACTGTCCTTCATCTCCTTCGGCAGGTATTGCCCGATCTCCACCGTCGTCGCCACGGCCGGCAGGCGCAGCCGATGCCGCCCCATAAAGTTGCTCTCCGGGTCCGTCCGCTGGCCCGTGGCAAAACGGCGCACCACCGGCAGTCCCTCCACCTTCACCGGCTCACCGAACGCATTCAGTGCCGGCCGCGTGCCCACGCTCTTGAAGTAGGGCAGATCCTTCACCAGCGCCGCGTACACCGTCGAGTCATCGATCTTCGTGTCATCCCAAAGCGTGCTCAGATCGCGCAGCAGACCCTGCGCCGGAATGAAACCCTTTACCGGGTTGAAAAGCGTGCCCGTCAGTTGCTTTGGCGTTTTCTCCCCAGTGAGCGCCTGCAGAGCATCCCCAACGCTCGAGAGCACCCCTTGGCTGCTCATCGCCCGCAGGCCGCCCACGATCGCCAGGTAAGCCCGATCCTCATCCGTCTTCGTCCCGCCCGTGTAGCGCATGCTGTCCATCCAGCCGCCCACCGATCCCAGGATGAAGTTCAGCGGCGTCTCCGCAAAGCTGTAGTACGTGTCCCCGATCTTCAGCGAGAAAGGCCGCCAGCCCTTCGGCATCTGCTCCCGGCGCCCCTTGTCCGGCGGCCCGCTGCCGTAAATCATAAACTCAACCGTCTCATCGTCCTCATCCTTCAGCGCGTTTGCCAGGCTCCAGACCAGGCCACCAACCGTCAGACCCATCGCCCCGGCCAGCATGCGCTCGCGCCGTTCGATGTCATCAAAAACCACATCATTTGCATCAAACCGAAATTTCCCATTCCGGATGTAATCTGTCAGATGCCCACCCAACATCCCGCGCAGGATCCCAACTCCGAAGAAGTCCAGACCGCTCTCGAAGATGTTACTCACGATCCGGTTAAAAGGTAGCAGAGCTCGGCCCAGCACCGGAAATCGTTGCAACTGCCTGATCATGCCACTTACCCACTTGCCGATGCCCTCCGGATCCTGCTGGAAAGTCAGCCGGTCCGCGAATCTCGTGCTCGCATCCTGCACCGCCTGCGGCCGCCGCTGGCTGCGCAGCTCCCACGCCCGACGGTTCACCGCCAGCGCCGTCACCGGTTGCCCGGCCGCGCGCAGCTCCGCCTCCGCTTGGGCAATGTCCGCCGCCATCACCGCCGGATCCCCGCCGATCTGCCGCACCACCTCCGCGTTGAACTCCGCCGTGCCCGGCCGCAGCCCTTCCTTGCGCAGCGCGCGCGCCACCGCCACATGCGCCATCCCTTCCTGCGCCGTGTGCCAGAAAACCGCGTCCATCGCGCCCATCGCCCGGAAAACATAGCGCGTCAGCCCGCCCAGGCTCATCACCCAGGCCAGCCACTGACCGCCATTGAGCGGCCGGCCCTGCTGCGTCAGCAGCTCCAGCGCCGTCGCCTTCTGCGAATCATCGTACTTCAGGTTCTTCTGCGCGATCCCCTCACGCCAGGCCGCCTTCGCCTCGCGCAGGCCGGGCGTCAGCCCCTGCCACACCCCCGAGAAAAAGCGCCCCGCATCCCGTGGCGACGCCATCATGATCGCCAACCCGCGCAGCAAGCCCTGGAACCCGTTGCCATAGATGTTCACCCCCTGCGTCGAGAGCCCCGCCAGGATGTTTGCATACCACGCCCCTAGGATCGCATCCGCCGCAGGGATTCCCTCCGCCAGCGCGATCTCATTCAGCATCTCCACCACCTTGCCCTGGCGCAGCGTCCCCTCCGGCAGCGCCTGCACCTCTTGGGCCAGGCCGCGCACCTTCTCACGCGTCTCCGCGCTCATCGGGTAGGGCAGATCCGGATGATTCTTCTGCCACTGGCGTTCCGAAGCCCGCAGGATCCCGTCCGGCGAAAGCCGCGCCCACGTGTTGAACATCGCCAGATTCCGGCCCACCTCATTGCCCAGCGTCTCCAGGTCCACCTTCGCCGCCGCCGCCTGCTCCAGCAGTTGATCAAAAGCCGCCGATCCCGCCGCATTGCCCTTGCGCGCCTCCAGCGCCGCCAGCGCATCGTACTGCTGCGTGATCTGCATCAGGCCCGAGATCCGCACCGTCATCGGCAGCGCCGCATTACCGCGGAACTCCGCCAGTGCCGCCTCACGTCCCATCCCGCGGATCACCTCCGCCGCCGTCGTCGTCGCATCCTGCTGGGACTGCACCGCAAAGGAAGTCGGCGCCCTCGAGCGCAGCTCCGGCGTCAGCCGCACATCTTCCTGGACGCGCTCACCGAACTGCGACTCCCGGGCCGCACCCGCGTCCACCTCCGCCTGCGTCGCCTGTCGGGCCGAGATCGGCGACGGCGCCAGATTCACCGCCCCCACCTGCGACGTCTTCCGCGCCGCCTGCCAGGCCCCGGCCAGGTATTGCTGGATCGCCTCACCGAAGCGCCGCACCATGTCAGCCGCCCAGGTCACAAAATTCTGTCCCGCCCGGATCGCCGCAGCAGCCAGATCCGGCAGCGCATTAAGCACATCCGCGGCCACAAAGCCCGCCTGCGTGTTCCGTCCGCTCGGCGCCGTGTTCGTGAAACCGCGCGGTGCAGCAGGCTCAGTCGAAGCCTCAGCGGTCACTGTCGGACTCGTCGGACTCACCGCGCCCGCCTCAGTTACCACACTGGCCTGCGGCGGCAGCACCGGCACCGCAGTCACCGCCCCCGCCGCGCCTGCCACCGGAGCAGCAACCACTCCAGCAGCCGGAACAGCAGCCGTTCCAGCGTCAGCAGCAGCCACAGGGGAAACCTCACCCGGCACCATGGCCGCACTTGCCGGCGGCGCAATCGCAGCTTCAGCCCCTTCCACCACCGGAGCAGCCACCGGAGCAGCCACCGGAGCAGCCACCGGAGCAGCCACCGGAGCAGCCACCGGAGCAGCCACCGGAGCAGCCACCGGAGCAGCCACCGGAGCAGCCACCGGAGCAGCCACCGGAGCAGCCACCGG